TTACAAGAAATTTTATTTATCTGTGAAGATAATATAAAAAATGAACCATCTACCGACAGTCAAATCGAAAAATAGATGATTCATAAAAAATATTTAGATAAATACTTTCTATTTTCATTTTATCAAAAACACTAATATAAGTCAAGAAAAAATGTTTGTATATCATAAAAGAAAATAGAAAAAACAAAAGAGATTTTGAAGTTATTAGGAAAGGAGTATCGCACATGGCAAACAAAGATGCATATTATTTTAGCCATGACTCTAACGCACTAACAGATCCAAAAATACTTTCAATGCGTTGTGATTACGGACTAGAACGGTTATGGTTTATATTGGGCAATATTAGAAATGTTAAGAAATGAATCTACATATAAATTGCCATTAAATAAAAATACATATAGAGCAATAAAAATGCAAACAGGAACATCAATAAATGTTGAACAATATATAAATGATTGCATTAATGAGTATAAAGATAGTGAAAGTGGAAATGGATTATTTAATTCTAAAGATGGTATGTTTTGGTCGGAAAGTTTTATTAGAAGAATGGAAAAATACGAAGACTTAAAAGAAAAAAGAAAACAAGCAGCAAATGCAAGATGGAATAAAGAAAAAGAAAAAAACGAAAAACAAAAAAAAGATACAAAGCAAGAGAAAAATGCAAAAAAATGCAAAAGTATAAAAAAATATTGCAAAAGCAATGCAAGTGCATACCAAAAAAGATACAAATGCAATGCAAAATTGAAAAAAGTGTATGCAAAAATATGCAAATTAAATGAAATTAAATTAAATAAAATTAAATTAAATAAAATTAAATCTATCTATCCATCTAATCATGTGTTCCAAGAAAATGAAAAATTGAAGATGGACAAGACGGATGAGATAGAATTTGAGAGAGTTATTAGTAATTGTGAATTACATGTATTGGATCCTGCACTTGCTATTGAAATTGAAGAAATAGTAAAAGAAATGTATATGGACTTAAAAACTAAAGAGAAAATAAAAGAACTTAATTCAAAGAAAATATTATATGCACTAAAACAATTTGCAATAGCAAACACGCAAACTGAAATAAAAAAACCAAAGGAATATTTTAAAAAATGTGTTTTATCTGCAATGAATCAAACGGAGTTAAGTACGCAATATGATGTTAATACAATATACAAAATGGGTGCTTTAGTATGAGTATGTTTAGTTCATTGTTTAATAGAAATACAGTTCCAATATATCAAAAAATGGAAACAATAGAAAGTGGAAATTCAGTAGTAAATGCAAAAAGGAAAAAGGCATACGATTATTATAAATGCGACTATTGTGGAGCTGAAATAAGAATAAAAGAGAAGAGGCATGAAATGACAGGAGGAATTGCAATAATACCACATACAATTACTAGAAGAGGAGAACTAAAATTGGCATTATGTAGTAAATGCTTAAAACCAGCCTTAAAAGAATTGGAGGGCAATAATGGATAAATATATAGCAAGTGTGTCATTTGGAAAAGACAGCCTAGCAATGTTACTAATGCTTATAGAAAAACGATATAAATTAGATGAAGTAGTATTTTATGACACTGGAATGGAATTTCAAGCAATATATAATACAAGAGATAGAATAAAACAATTGCTAGAAAAAAAGAATATAAAATATACAGAACTACAACCAAAAGAACCATTTCTATACAAGATGTTAGAAAAAGAAGTACATAAAAGAGATGGAACTATTCAATACGGCTATGGTATTTGTGGTGGAAGATGTAGATGGGGAACATCAGAAAAAAATAATACAATTTCTAAATATTTAAAATCACAATATAGACAAGATTATCGAGAATATATAGGTATTGCAGCAGATGAAACCAAAAGAATTGAAAAAGAAAGAACGGAACATAAATTATTGCCACTTGTAGATTGGAATATGACAGAAAAGAAATGTTTAGAGTATTGTTATAGTAAAGGATTTGAATGGAAAGAAAGCTATAAAGAAAACGATATACGACTATATGACATATTAGATAGAGTTAGTTGTTGGTGTTGTGGAAATAAAAACAATAAAGAAATAGAAAATATGTTTTTGTATTTGCCTCAATATTGGAGACAGAACATAGAATTATTAAAAAAAATTATAGATAAAAACAAGCAAGGTGTAGTAGTAGAAAAAGCAAAAGAAAAATTAAAAAAATATGAGGAGGGATAGATTTTGGATAGAGAAAAGTTAGAAGAATTAGCAAAACAAAGAATGCAACAAATTGCAAAGAAAGTAAAAGAGGAACTTCCAGAAGGATTTGGATTTGTTGTATTAGCATTTGAATTTGATGCTGCACCCAATACAGCACAAATGATGTATGTTTCTAATGCTAATAGAGATGATGTTGAAAAAGCAATGAAAGAATGGATTGAAAAAACAAGAGATTCTTATGGAAATGATACAGTAGAATATGGAGGTAAAAATGATAATAGTTAGCCAAGATAAAAAAACAATAGTTAATTTTAATAATATTTTAAAAATAGACTGTGTAAACGATGAAATAATTGTATTCTATAAAAGTGAAGAGGTACCGGGAGTTGAAGGAACAGAAAGTATAGGCTTCTATGGGACAGAAGAAAGGGCAAAAGGAGTATTATCAGAAATAGTACAAAAGTATTCTAGCTATTTACAATTAAATGGAGGACCAGCAATCTTGCAAGGACAAATGGATATACAACCTAATATATTTAATATACCTAAAGTTTATAAAATGCCAGAAAAATAAAATTAAATGGAGTGTGATACAAATGATATATGAATTTGAAATGATAGGAGATATTGTTGGAAAAGCAAGACCTCGAATGAATACAAGAACAGGAAAGGCTTATACACCAACTAATACTAAAAACTATGAATATTTTTTGAGACAATGGTTTATTAGAGAATATCCTAACTTTACAACAATAGAAACAAGAGTAAAGGTAACAATTATAGCTTACTTTGGTATTCCCAAAAGTACAAGTAAAAGGAAAGAAGCGGAAATGCTAGCAGGACTTATAAGTCCAACAAAGAAACCTGATGCAGATAATATTATAAAAATAGTATTAGATGCTATGAATAAATTTGCTTTTAAAGATGATACACAAGTTACAAAATTAGAAATTGAAAAGAAATATAGTAGAACACCTAAAATTTATATAAAAATTGAGGAATATTAGGAGAAAAGCCTATGAAGTGTATAAAATGTGGAAAATATCCTTTTTGTAACAAAATAAAAGATTCACAGCAAGAAGCTTGTGAAGAATTTATAAAAAGATCATTAGAAATAAAAATTACAAGAGAGGAAGAGACAAAGAATGAAAATAGATAATATAGATGAAGTTGAAGCTTTTGCAAAAGAAATGAATTATTTTTTTACATACATAGAAAGGACAAATTCAGATCTAAAAAATGAATTGAGAGTTAAAGAATTAGAGCAAGACGATTTATTACATGAAATAGAATTAAGTAAATTAAATGCTTTTGAACTTTCAAAGGTGGCAGTTAGATTAAGAGATGTTAGACAAGAAAGAAGAGTAATAAAGGACAAGCTTGAATTTATATCAACATTAAAAGGGTTTTCTGATAAATATAACAATAAGCTAATAACAGGCGATATAGCACAATTATTAAAAAATATAAGAATGCTAAAAGAAAACTGGGATACTAGAATATATAAAACAAGAGTTTTAGAAGATCTAAAAATTAGTAAAATGAAAAAGAAAGAGGAAAGCGAATGATTAAATTTTTATTAGGTATATTCATAGGAACATTTATAGGAATTGCAATTATGTGTTTGATGTTTGTAGCAAAAGATACTGAAGAATGAAAGAAAAATAGATATGCCAAAATTTAATAATATAGATTATAAAGAACTTTTGACATATGTACAAGTTGTATATAGTTGTCCATATTGTAATAAACAATTCTTCAATAAAAATTCATATAGGAATCATATAGTAAAAGGTTATTGCACAATGTGTGATATTAAAACAGGTAAAAGTATAGAAATTGAAATACCATTAGATTGGCTGGGGAGGGATTAGAGATGTTAGTTCCGATAGTAGATATGAACGAATTTGAAAAAGTAGGTTTTAAAAAGTGTAAAAAGCCTTATGACAATTGTTATTATTTATGTTTCTCAAAAGGAATACAATATATTTTTTTAAGTCCTGTAATGATAGATATTGAAAAATGGGAAGAGGCAGATCCAAGAATACATAAAAATGCTAATTGTAGATATAGAGATGAAAGAACAGCACAAGATTTTATGTGTGAATTGATACAAAATAAAATAGTAACATGTGATTATTTAATTAAGAGGTGATTCAATTCATGAGTAATATTTATGATATGTCGGGAAAAAAGAAAGTGATATTTACAGAAAAGCTTGAAACCAATATTACATATAAAGAAATAATGAAAATAGTAATAGAAAATGCAACAGAAGAAGGATGTCATCAAATATTTTGTGATGGTGGAATAAATATGTGTCCATCAGATATATTTGGATCAGAAAAAATAGACAAACAAAAAGAAGAGGATATTTGCAATTATGAAAGTATTGGCTGTACAAAATGTTGGACTAATGCAATAAAAGGATTGGAGGAAAAAATAAAATGACAGAAGAACAGATACAAAAAATGCAATTAGCTAAAAGCAATATATTAAAGGGAGAAGATATAGAAGCTGCTGCATATATATTAGAAAAATGTGTATTTGATAATGTGATTATTATAGGAGAAAGAGTTAATTATTTAAAAATAGCAACAAGACAAATATTAGATTTCATTAAAAGATATAAGGAAAGCGATTATGAAACGATATGCCTAGAAAATAACGAATTACGAGAAATAGCAGACAGAATTCAAAGTGAATACAATGAGTTATTAAATAAAAAAAGAATAAATAGTGAATACAGACCATGTATAGTTAGAAATAAAAAAGCATTATTTCATAAATGGGTACATACAAAAAATTTATTAGGTCAAGAATTTGAAGTTGGATTAGTAGAATATGAAAATGGACAAATAGGAGAGACAACACCAAACAGTATAAAATTTTGTGATGCAAAATTAGATGAATATTGTTTTACAAAGGAGGAATAATCAATGGCTGAAACAAAAAAATATAAAGTTATATGTTGTAATTGTAATAAAGAGATATATGCAACAAAATCAATATTTCATAAAATGGGAATGTTTGATTTAGGACAAGGAAGATGTTTGCATTGCAATACAAGTTTACAATTAATATATGAACCGGAAACAGACACGATGAAATCAAGATTATATGATGATTTTATAAAAGAAAGACAAAGCAAAATGAAAAATTAAATTTATATGGAGGTACTAAAAGATGAAGTGTACAGGAAAAGAATGGGATACTTGCAGAGTTGAAAAAATGGGATGCAAAGGATGTTATTATGATGAAAAAGAATTTGTAACATTCACAAAAGATGAAGAAGCGATAAATGTATATTTTGTAAAAGATGGTATAAAAGTTGCAGATATTTTAATGGGAGTAGCAGCAACAATAAAAATTATTATGGAAGAAACCGGAAAAGACAAAGAAACAGTATTAAAAGTAGTTAATGAAATGATTGATGAAGCCAATAAAAAGAAAAAGGGGAAAAATAATGAAAAATGATAAAGTAGAAAATATAAAACAAGCAATATTTAGAATGATTTGCAGAAATGATGTTTGCATTATGAATCCTCGGTTATGTTATTAGTACAAGAGGATTAGCAGATATACAAAATATCTCATATTACAAAGCTAGAAAATACTGTAAAGAATTAGAAAAAGAAGGATTGATAGAATTTATTAGAGAATATATACCAGATCAATTTAGTTATGAAGGAGAATTAGAAAATGAAGCTTTTTGGAATATTGGTTGGAGAACAACGAAAAAGGCTTTAGAAAAAGAAATATGGAAACAAGAAGAAGCGGAAGAAGAAAGAATACGAAAAGAAGTGTGGGGGGATTAAGATGGGAAAACTGGATTTAGAAAATTTACAAAGCATAATAGAACATTTAGAAGTATCAAGAACAAATACTGAAAATATTATTGAAGAACAAAACATGACTTTATTTCATTCAAAAGATTATTACGAAGGACAATTGGATACCTACAATGATGTAATAAGAATGCTAAAAATATATCAAGAGAATAGTAAGGAGAATTTATGAAAGAGATATTATTTAAAATATTAGTTGTATTACTTAGTCCAATATATTTTATGTTTTGGATATTTGCAAACATAATGGGATTAGCGATGGAAATTGGACAACCAATATTAGATGTTGTATTGGAAAAAGTAGAAAAAATGTCATCTTTTTGGAAAGAATTTTTTAAAGGAAAAAATAAATGAAAAAAACACAAGAAATAAAATATAAAGATGAAATATGGGAAAGAATATTAAATTTTAAATATGAAATTAGTAATTATGGAAGAGTCAGAAGATTTTATAAATACAAATATAGATATTTAAAAACATTTAGAAAAGGTTCAATACAAGTAATAAAATTACATATTGATGAAAAAGGAAAGGACTACAATGTAGCAAAACTTGTAATTGAAACATTTAATAGAAAATTAAAAGCAGAAGAGGTAGCATATCACAAAAATGGAATAATATCAGACAATAGATTATCAAATCTTCAAATTACAACTAGATTAGAAGCGGGTAAAAGGACTGGTTGGCAATCTCATAGAAAATCAATTGTAATGCTTGATAATGAAGGTGTTATAATAAAAGTTTTTAAAGGTACAAGAGATGCAGCAAAGAATTTATTTATAAGTCGACAAACAGTAAGTGATTATTGTAATAAAAGAGTAGAAAATCCAATGTATGATTTATATTGGGGAGATGAATTGATAGATAAAGAAGGGGAATAGATAATGAAACAAATTGATTATAAAAATATTACAATTGGACAAGTTCAATGCTTAAACAAAAGTGGATATTTTTCTGAAATGATTTGTGATGGAGATAATTTAAAAGTAGGACTATCAGAAGAGGAATATATAGAAGCGGAAAAGAAAATAAAAAAACTTATTGATGACGTTATGAAACCAGTAGTGGAAGCATTTGAACAAATTGCTAATACAATAGCAGAAATAAGTGTAGATATATTTGATATGACAAAGAAAGCTGTTAATAATTTGTATAAAGCTATATATCCTATTTTGGATAAAAAAATAAGCAAAAAGAAATTTATTAAACTCTTGCAAAGTGAAGGAATACAACGAAATGAAATAAATAAGATTGTTCAAGGAAATAAAGACAAATATACATATTTGAGATATTACAATATAGTCAATAATTCATATAAAAACAATAAAATAAAAAACGATAGAATATAAAAAAACAATAACCATAGGTAGCTGTAAGAAAATAATAAAAAAATTTATTATGAACAATAAAAAAACAAAAACGAACACAATAGAAAATTTAGAGATGTCAAATAGTTGAAATTAAAGAAAAAAATTATATATTTTTTGAATAGGAGGACAAAAGATGAATGTGCAAAAAGATTTAGAAAATTATAATACATACAAATTTAGATTAAGAGAAACGGAAAAGAAAAGGTGGTGTGTATATGGAAATTAAAGCATTAAGTAGATATTTGAAAAAGAATAAAGAATTAAATACTACAAAAAAGATAATTGAAAAATTAAGGGCAAAGCCCAAAATAGTTACTGACTTTGCGAAAGATTATAAAACTGGTTATCCTCATAATGTAAAGATAGAAGGATATGATGTTATTACACATTACAAAATTGAGATGTACGAAAAAAAGCAAAAAAGATTAGAAAAGGAGATTCCTCTTGAATTAGAAGAATTAACAAAAGTAATTGACACAATAGAAGATCCTATTGCAAAATCTGTTATGGAATACAGATTTATAACAGATATGAGTTTTGAAGAAATTGCAATGAAAACAAATAATACATACGAGAATGTAAGAAATATATATTATAGGACATTAAAAAAACTTGACACAAAATGATACAAAATGTGTGATATAATATGTATAGTGATAAATGTATAAAAAGTTCGTAAGCAAAAAAGCCTACGAGCTTTTTTATTATACTAATGTGTAAAGAGGTATATCTATGGATATTGGTAGATGTATGACAAGAGAATGTAAAAATTGCAAATATGAAACAAGATGTTTTAAGGAGTATAAAGATGAATATAAGAAAAATAAAAATCGCAAATCTAAAACCGGCAGAATACAATCCAAGAATAGATTTAAAACCAGAAAATGTAGAATATCAAAGAATAAAGAGAAGCCTAGTTGAATTTGGATATGTTGCACCGATTATAGTTAATACAGATATGACTGTTATAAGTGGACATCAAAGATTAAAGGTATTAAAGGAACTAGGATATACAGAAATAGATTGCAATATTGTTGATTTAGATAAAAACAAAGAAAAAGCATTAAATATAGCACTTAATAAAATATCTGGAGAATGGGACAATGATAAATTGGAAGAATTGCTTTCAGAGTTAAGAGATAGCAATTACGATTTAGATATAACAGGTTTTGATGAAAATGAAATAGAAAAAATATTTAAAGAAGCGGAAGAAGTAATCAATGATAATAAAGAAGTTGAACTAACAGAATTTGGTGATGATAAATTCAAATGTCAATGTCCTAAATGTGGTTTTATGTTTGATATAAAAAAATAAGGAGAATACAATGCCAGAATATGAGTGGAATCTAAAAGATTTAAAACAAGTTTCAAAAAATAATTATAATGTCTTTTCGTGTTTTTCGTGTGGTGGCGGTTCAACTATGGGATATAAATTAGCAGGATATAATGTTATAGGAAATTGCGAAATAGATAAAAAAATAAATGAAGTATATGTAAAAAATCATAATCCTAAATATAATTACTGTATGCCAATTCAAGAAATGATTGCTTTAAAAGATTATCCTAAAGAATTATATAATTTAGATATATTAGATGGCAGTCCTCCATGTAGCACTTTTTCATTAGCTGGAGAAAGAGAAAAAAATTGGGGAAAAAGTAAAAAATTTAGAGAAGGTCAAGCATATCAAGTTTTAGATGATTTATTTTTTGAATTTATAAAGCTAGCTGAAAAATTAAAACCAAAAATAATTGTTGCCGAAAATGTAAAAGGAATATTAATGGGAAATGCTAGAGGATATGTTAATTTAATAATAAAAAAATTAGATGAAGTGGGATATAAAACACAAATATTTTTATTAAATTCAGCAAGAATGGGTGTACCACAAAAAAGAGAAAGAGTTTTCTTTATAGCAACGAGAAAAGATTTAGAACTCCCAAAAATAAAGTTAGAATTCAATGAAGAATTTATAACATACGGACAAATAAAAGATACAGAATATAAACCAATCAATAAAGATACTATGCTATATCAAAGATGGTTAAAAAGAAGCAGAAAAGATAATAGTTTATGTGATACTATTGAAAGAACTGAAAATGGTAAAATTAGTAGTTTTAATACACAATTTGTAAAAGATGACAGAATACCAAATACATTAGCAGCAGGAGGTTTGTTTTTAAGATTTGATGTTCCTGCATCAATAAGTGATAGAGATATAAAATTAATTCAAACATTTCCACAAGATTATAACTTTTGTGGACAAAATGTTCAATATATATGTGGAATGAGTGTTCCACCGATAATGATGAAGAAAATTGCAAATGAAATAAAATTGCAGTTTTTAGATTGTTTAAAAAAGTAATGGAGGTGGGTGAGTTGTATTGACACAAAATAAAGAAGAAAAAATAAAGAATGATTATTTACAGGGAATGCGATATAAAGACATATTTAAAAAATACAACATTACCTTGCCTGATTTGAAGAAGATTATAAGAAAATATAATCTAACTAGAGAAAAAAGCGAAGTTCTTAAAGGAAATAAAAATGCAAAGAACAATAAAGGTGGACACCCAGCAACAGAAAATAAGAATGCTGTAACAACAGGAGAATATGAAAATATTTATCAAAGTGTATTAACAGAAGAGGAAAAGCAATTATTCAAAAATATGAAAATAGAAAGTACAGATAAATTATTAGATGGATACATAGAAGAATATAAAATGTTGACCATTCGTGAATTAAGAATGATGCGAAGAATAAATAAATTAGAACAATCAGATAAAGATATGACAGTAGGTAGTATAAAAAAGAAGAATAGTCAAGGAAGTATAGAAACTACAACAGAAGCGGAACCAACAATTGATAAGATACAGAAAATAGAAGATAGTTTAACAAGAGTTTCAGAAGCAAAAAGAAAAGGTAGAGAAAACATGATTAAACTAGGATTTAGCAAACGTGAATTAGAACTTAAAGAAAAACAAGCAGAAAATGAATTATGGTAAAGGAAAATAGATTATGTTTGAAAATGCTCATGATTTATATAAATCAAAAGAATGGCAAAATTTATTAAAGAATCTAAGATTAGAAAGAGTAAATGATGAAGGAAAACTAATTTGTGAATATTGTGGAGAAGAGATAGTAAAAGCTTATGATTGTATTGGACATCATAAAATACCATTAAATAATAGCAATGTTAATGATTACAATATAAGTCTTAATCCTGATAATATAATGTTAATACATTTTAAATGCCATAATAAAGTACATCATCGTTTTGGATATGAATTGCCAAAGAAAGTGTATATAGTTTATGGATCTCCTTGTGCTGGTAAATCTACATGGGTTAAAAATATGGGGACAGCTGATGATTTAATTATAGATATAGACAAGATATGGGAATGCATAAGCTTCTGCGATAAATATAACAAACCAAGAAAGTTGCAACAAAATATTTTTGAAACAAGAAATTGTTTAATAGATCAAGTAAAGATGAGACTAGGAAACTGGCAGAATGCTTTTATTGTAGGAACATATCCATTAAAGATGGAAAGACAAAGAATTGCTGATAAACTAGGTGCAGAGCTTATATATATTGATTGTGATAAAGAAATATGTTTAAGTAGAGCAAAAGATGAAAATTGGAAAAAATACATTGAAGAATGGTTTGAGAGTTTTCAAGAATAGCCCCCCTCCAAGACACCATAAATGTTTTTGGTGGGGACTGTAAGGGGAACCTCTTTTTCACACGAAGTAAAATTTTCATTTTTTCTTGAATTAAAAAAATAGATACAGAAAGAAGGGATTATATTTGACAAGAAGGGAAAAATTAGATGAAATTTTTAAAGATATAGAGGATAACAAGAAACAATTAATAAATCCAATGTTAGACAATATAGCCTTTTTGGAAGAACGAATGGAGGAATTAAAAAAATTACCATTTATACAAGTAAATCCTAAAAATCCAACCCAACAAAGAACAACTAAAGCTTCAAAATTGTATAAAGAATGTTCACAAAGCTATATGAATGCAATAAGAATGTTGTATTCCATGATAAATGGACATGAAATAGAAGACGATCCAGTTCAAAAATTCCTAGAGGAGCGACAAAAATTTGGAGGTTAATTATTTAAAACAATATTATGAAGAAATACAAAAAGGAAATATAATAGTTGGATTAGAATTAAAAACAGAATTACAAAAATTAATTAAAGATTTAGATAATCCCCAATACAGATATGATACAAGTGAAAGCCATTTAAGAATAGAATTTATGGAAAATTTGTGTTTACAAAGTAAAAAGCCATTCTATAATGTTCCAATGCAATTATTGCTTTGGGAGAAGGCATTTATAGAAGTTGTTTATTCTTTTAAGTTTTTCGATGAAGAATTAAATAGGTGGGCAAGAAGATTTCAAAATGTAATTTTACTAATTGCAAGAAAAAACGGCAAAACAACATTAATGGCAGCAGATGCTCATACTGATTTAAGAATTGGAGAAGGTGGAATGGATATTGTTTGTGCATCTAATGATGACAAACAAGCTAGCCTTTTATGGAATGAAATAGACAATATGAGAAAAAGAATAGATCCACATTCGAGAATTACACATAAAAATATGTCTGCTATATGCAATACAAAAAAGAATATTACTATTTTTAAAATGTCGAGTAAGACTCAAAACAAAGATGGTAGAAATATAGACAAAATGTATATGGATGAAAGCCACGATGCACCAAATGATGAAATAGCAGAGGCAGGGCAGAAATCAATGTCAACAAAAGATGAACCATTATTTATAAATTTAACAACTGAAGGTTTTATAAATGATGGTTATTTAGATAATGAATTAAAATACGCAAGAGAAGTTTTATTTGATGAAACTAATGATATACATTATTTACCATGGCTATATACACAAGATAGTGAAGAAGAAATATGGCAAGATGAACAAAGTTGGTATAAATCAAATCCGGGTTTAGGAGTGGTAAAAAAGTGGAAGTCATTAAGAGGGGAAATTGAAAAATCTAAAACATCAAAATCAAAAAGAATGCATACTCTTTGTAAAGATTTTAATATAAAACAAAATAATGCTCAATCATGGCTAATGCTTGAAGATTATAGCTATGAAACAGAACCTTTTAATCTAGAAGATTTTAGAGGTTCTTTTTGTTTGGGTGCTGTTGACTTATCAGAAACAACAGACTTATCAAATGCAAAAATATTATTGATGAAACCAAATGATAAAACCAAATATGTATATTCGCATTATTGGATACCAGAAAGTAAATTACAGGATAGTAACGATAAAGAAGCAGGAGCAAAATATGAAGAATGGGCAAGAGAAGGATTACTTACAATACATGAGGGAAATGAAATTGATATATCTAAAATAGCAGATTGGTTTTATGAATTATATAAAAATTATGGAATAAAAACTTACATGGCAGGTTATGATCAAAGATTTTCAAAACCATTTACAGATAGAATGAATGAATTTAGTTTTGAAACAGAAATGATTTTACAAGGAAAAGTTTTATCAAATGCAATGAAACTTGTAGAAGCCGAGTTACAAGACCAAAAAATTAACTACAATAAAAATTCTATGGACAAATGGTGTTTAGGAAATTCAGCAATGGAAATGGACAACTATGGAAATATAATGTGTGTAAAAGTTAAGAATCAAGCAAGTAAAAGAATTGATGGAGCAGTTACATTGATTATTCTATATGAAGTATATAGACGTTATCGTAATGAATTTCATAAACTTATAAGATAGTAAGGAGAAGTAGATGAAAAAATATAGAATTAAATATCAAAAAAATTATAATATTCGTATCGAGAATATTAATGCGATAAATCAAGAAGAGGCAATGTATTCTTTTTATATGAATAATAGAGGATGTGATATTTTAGAAATTAAGGAGGTAAAAAGCATTGAATCTAATTGAATTTATTAACAAATTTAAGAAACCTAAAAATGATAATATGAAATATGCTGAAATGCTAAATGGATACATTCCAATTTTTTCACAATTTGGTCAAGATATATATGCTAGTGATGTAGTGCAACAAGCTATATCATGTTTAGTAACAGAATTGACAAAAGTAAATCCATTTCATATCAGAAAAAATGGAAGTGATTTAGTACCTGTTGAAAGTAGCACAATTCAAAGATTATTAAATCAACCAAATGAAAGAATGACACAGAGTGATTTCTTTGAAAAAGTATTTTGGCAATTATTTCTTAATTATAATGCTTTTATTATTCCAACTTATGTAAGAAATAACAAAGGAGATAAAGAATTTACAGCACTTTATCCAATACAACCAACAGATGTTACTTTTTTACAAGATCCAAATGGAAAATTAGGAATTAAATTTAAGTTTTTTAATGGATATGAGACAATATTAGCTTATTCAGATGTTATACATATTAGATATAGATATTCAATAAATGAACTAATGGGAGGAAATGAATTTGGACAACCAGATAACAAAGCATTATTAAAAACATTAGAGTTAAATGATACTTTATTACAAGGAGTTGCTAAAGCTCTAAAGAGTTCATTTTCTATTAATGGAGTAATTAAATATAACACTTTGTTAGATGATGGAAAGATGGAAAAAAATATAAAAGCCATAGAAGAAAGACTTTCTAAAAATGAAAGTGGATTTTTACCATTAGATATAAAAGGAGAATATATACCATTACAAAACAAGATAGAATTAGTAGATGCAACAACATTAAAATTTATTGATGAAAAGATATTAAGAAATTGGGGAGTTTCTCTTCCGATATTAACAGGAGATTATACAAAAGCTCAATATGAAGCTTTTTATCAAAAAAGTCTTGAACCAATAATTAAGAAAACAGGAGAAGCAATCACAATGGGATTATTCACGGAAAGGGAGAAAGGCTTTGGAAATGCGGTTGTATTATATCCACATGAGTTGATTTTTATGGATACAGGACAAAAAATAGATTTATTTGATTTACTGGTTGATAGTGGAAGTTGCTATAAAAATGAAGTTCGTACAGCATTTGGAATGAAACCACTTCCTGAATTAGCAGGACAAATTGCTATGTCAAGTAATAAAACAAATGCAGAGAATAATAAAACGGATGAACAAAAAAATAATGATGGTGGAGGTAACAAAGATGAACAAGGAGTTAATTAGAAGAAATTATGACTTCGATATACGTGCTCAAAAAGATGAAAAAAGAGGAAATATAATAATTGGAAGGCCAATAGTATATGAAAGTAAAACTGATATTGCAGGAATGTTTGCAGAGGTAATTGAAAAAGGAGCATTGAAAAATACGAATTTAGAGGATGTTAGATTTTTAGTAAATCATGATCAATCAAAGATACCTCTTGCAAGATCAAGAATAAATACAAAAAATTCAACAATGCAGTTATCTGTTGATGATAAAGGAATGGAAATTCAAGTTGAATTAGATATAGAAAATAATACAGAAGCTAGAAATTTATATAGTGCAATAGAGAGAGGAGACATAACAGGTATGTCTTTTATGTTTGGAATCGAAGATGAAGAATGGGAAGATTTAGACACAGATTATCCAACAAGACATATTAAATCAATTTCAACAGTTGTTGAAGTTAGTGCAGTTACATTTCCTGCATATGAAGATACTTCAATATCTGCTAGAGATAAAAGTGCGGTGGATACTGCACGCCTAGCGGTGGAGACTGCTAGAAGTGGAGCGGTGGAGACTACTCCAAAGCAATTAGAGCTTGAAAAGCTAAAAATTAAATATTTATTAGGAGGAAATTAAAATGAAAGATTTTTTAAAGAAATTAATTGAAAGAAAAAAACAAGAGTTAAAAGAAAAAGAGGAAAGAATGAAGAATTCACAAGACATTACAGAAGTAAGAAGTCTAGGAGAAACTTTAATAGCTTTGCGTGATGAAATAAATGATGCAGAAGAGCAATTAAAAAAATTAGAAGAAGACAACGGAAATGATGATGGCAAAGATGAAGGTGCAGAAGATAACAAAGATGACAAAAAAGATGATAAAGCAAATGAAGGAAGAAGTGCAAATGGATTTAATCCAAATGCAGTTTTAAACGTTATAGGAGGAGCAAAAATGAATCAAAGAGGACAAGCTTCAAATAATGAAGAAGATATACTTTCTTCAATGGAATATAGAATGGCTTTCAAACAATATGCTCAAACAGGAACAAGAAGTGCAAAATTAAATGAAATATTAACACAATATCGCACTGAAACAAGAGCAGCAGGAGAAGTAACAAGTGATGCATTAGGAGTATTGATTCCACATACAGTATTACAAGAATTAATTAAAAAAATAGAAGGTTCATATGGACAATTTTCTTCAAGAGTTCGTATGTTAAATGTTCAAGGTGGTGTTGAAGTTCCAATATCTGACTTTGATGCAACATTTACATGGAGTGGAACAGATGGAGCTGACAAAGAACATGGTGTCAGCGAAGATCAAAAAGTTGATGGAGCTACAGGAAGTGTTGTATTCTCTTACCATATTGGAGAAATAAGAATAGCACAATCATTACTTCAAAGCATATTAAGTGTAGAAGTATTTGAAAAAGAATTAATAAATGCTTTATTAACTGCTTATTTAAAAGCTAGAGATATAGCAGTTTTAAAAGGTACAGGAAATGCACAACCAACTGGAATTCTTACAGATGTTGCAGCAGGATTAAAAAGAATACCAGCAAGTAACATTATAGAATTTACAGAAGAAGAAATTGCAGATTGGACAGCATGGGAGAAAAAATTATTTGCTAATATACCTTTAGGAATGGAAGGAGCTAATCCTGAATTTGCTATGGCAAAACAAACTTATGTAGGTAATTTATGTACTTTAAAAGATGCTAATAATCAACCAATAAATAAGGCTGGATTTGATGCTAGTGATAAACAATATAAATTCAATGAATATCCTGTACTTAGAACAGAACAAGATTTATTCAAATCATTTGATTTATGTGCAAATGGAGAATATTTTGGAATATTCTGGGTTCCTGAAAAAGCTTATGGTATTAACTCAAATATGACATTTGGATATAAGAGATATTTCGATGAAGATAAAAATAAATGGATTACAAAAGGTTTAGTTATTTTAGATGGTAAACCATTAAACACAAACTATATCTATTTATTAAAAAAATCTGTAAAAGGGTAAGATGAGGGGATGAGAATCCCCTTAATTCATTATTTTAAAAAAGGAGAGTATATAAAATGGCAAAAACACAAAATCAAGCAGATGAAACTGCTGAAAAAAATGAAATTGTTGAAAAAGAACAAGTTGTAATTAATGAAAATGATATTGTATCAGGAGAAGATTTAAAGGAAAATGATGTAATAGATGTTAATTCACCTGAAGTTACAATTGAAAAAAATACTGATGTAGATGAAGAATCTATAGAAAAAACTGAAGAAAAGACAGAACATTTAGAAGAACAAGAAGAGAAAGAAAAAACAAGTAGAAAGACAAACAACAAAAGATCAGATAATGAAAAAATAAAACTTAAAATTAGGATTGCATTTACAGACAAATACAATGATAGAGACTATAAAGAAAATGATATTGTTGAATTTGAGAAAGAAAGAGCAAGTGAATTATTATCTGATACAAGAAGATTAGTTGAAAAAGTAGACTAAAAAAGGAGCAGTAATATGTTAGAAAAAGTAAAGGAATGCTTGGGAATTACAGGAACTTACCAAGATACAATTCTTAAAAATTGGATTGCTGAAATACAACAATTGATGATAGATGGAGGAATTCCATCATCTGTTGTTAATGATGTAAAATCAGCTGGTGTGATTGCAAGAGGTGTTGATGATGTATATTTTCAAAAAGCAAATTTATCATCATACTTTTGGCAAAGAGCTACTCAACTAGCATATAAGGATGGTGATGGAAAATGAGTGGATTTTCAATAAATATAACCAATCCTATTCCACTTGTTTTACTTATACCAAAGATTTCAACAAAAAAGGGTATCACTAATAAGGAATATCCAACTGTTGATGAAGCATTAGCAGAAAAAGATAAAAATGGTAATTCTATTAATCTTTTTTTTGGCAGTTTTAAAACTTATGGTGGAACGGAGAAAACGGTAAATGGTGTGTATTCCATTGAAGATACAGCAAACATTGAAACTATGTATCGATCAGATATTACTGGTGTTTGCAGAATTGCAAGAGCTGAAGATAAGGCTGTATTCGATATAATAAATGAACCTGAAGATATAAATCAAAGACATCAATTTTTAAAATTTAAGGTCAAAAGATTAAAAGGTGGTGCTTAGTATGAGTAACAAGGCTTATTTGGAATTTGAGGGTTTTAATGAAGCAATAGCAAGGCTTAATAAATTAAATGCAAATACAAAAAATATATCAGAAAAATCATTAAAGAAAACCCACGAAATTATTACAAAAAAAGCACAAGAAGCGATTACACCACATAATGAAACTAAGAGAACTGAAAAAGCTTTGAAAAAAGAAGCAGAAATTGAATGGGCTGGTACATTAGCAAGTGTAAAAGTAGGTTTTAGCATAAGCGAGGGTGGACTAGCTTCAATTTTTTTGATGTATGGAACACAAAGCCACAGTGTTAGTAACCAATACGGAAAAAATCTTGGAATTATGGCAGAGCATAAAAAAGATAAAAAAATGTATAATGCAATTTTTGGTACAAGCACAAGAAAAGAAGTATTAGAAGCACAACAAGAAATATTTAATAATGAAATAAGGAGGTTGGAAGGGTAAATGAAAGATAAATTAACAAAAGTATTAGAGAGCATGAATTATCCATATTTTCAACAAGGTACGATGAATAAAGAAGAAGGTTATCCTGAATCGTACTTCACTTTTAAAAATATGTCTTCTGATGGAGATGCTTTTTACAATAATGAAGAACATAAAATTGTATGGCTTTTTATTGTTGCATTTTATTCTAACAATTCTGACCTAATGGATAAAGAATTATTAAATTTAAAAGAAAAATTAAAAAGGGATGGGTTTATTGTGAGTGGCAAAGGATATGATGTTGAAAGTGATGAACCCACACAAACTGGAAGAGGTATAGCAGTAAGAATAATAGAAAATTTATAAGGAGGTAAAATCTATATGAATAAGAATTTAGATGAAATCGTTGAGTATAGAGGTGTCACAGATTTAGTTGTGGCAGAAGTATTATCTGATAATAATAAAGAAGGAGAAGGCTACAAAACAGGAGAGGTATATGAATTAGCTGGTGTTGGAGAAATTTCAAAAAGTACAAGTAATTCAAGTGAATCAAAATATTATAATAATATGGCTGCAATTGTAATCAACTCTGTTGGTGCAGATGAAATAAAATGTTCTACATCTGTACTTCCATTAGATAAATTAGCATTTATAACAGGACAAGATTATGATGAAACAACAGGAACATTAATTGAGGGAGAAAGAAAAACCAAATACTTTGCTCTTGGTTATAAAACAAAGAAAACTAATGGTGATGAAGTATATGTTTGGAGACATAAAGGAACATTTAGTATTCCTGATAGTACACATGCAACAGAAAATGATGGAACAGACTCTAACGGTCAAGAAGTAACATATACAGGAATTTCAACAACACATAAATTCACCAAAACAGGTAAAACTGCAAAAGCTATTAATGTTGATTTATCTAAAGACCTAGCAGATGTTAGTACATTCTTTGATACTGTTACAACAATAGATACTTTAAAGGCAAAAGCCTAATAGGAGGAAAAAAATATGGATTTAAAATTAAATATCTACGACAAAAAAGAAATAACAAAAACATATACTGCTGAAACTTACGATTTAATGTTTGGAACAGTAGAAGATTTGTTGGATGTTATTGATATTGATAATATTCAAGCTAGTAACAAAGCAGAGTTACTAAAAGCAATTGCAAAAGTTTTGGCAAGTTCAATGAATATTGTTAAACCATTGCTAAAAGAAGTTTTTGATGGATTAACAGATGAAGAATTAAGACATACAAAATTAAAAGAAATAATAAATGTTATAGCCGAAATTATAGCTTATTCTATAAATCAAATAACAAAAGGAAATGATGGAAAAAACTAGAAGAGGGGAATACTGCTATTCCCCTCTATCAAATATTCTTTGAACTTGAAATGGAAATATGTAATCGTTTTCCAACGGTTGATCCATTTTCAATAAGAAAAGAAAAAATGAGAGAGATTTTTCTATTAGTTAGAAGATTACGAATTTATGATGAAGCAAATAATCAAAACAATAAAAATAAAAGGAAAAAACAAATAAGAAGACCAGCTAGTGATAGCTGGTTTTAGTTTGCTTGATGAAAGGAGGAAAGTAAGTGGCAAAAGGAGAAGATATTACAACTCGATATAAATTGGATATATCGGATTTAAAAAAGAATATATCTGAAGCTAATAATTATATTAAACTCGCAAATTCCGAATTTAAAAAAGCAAGTTCTGGTATGGATGATTGGACAAAGTCTACAGATGGTTTAAGTGCAAAGTTGAAACAATTAAAATCTACGATGGAAGCACAAGTTAGTAAATTGCAATCATATCAAACGCAGTTACAAACTGCACAAAAATATGAAAAGCAGTCTGCTAGTGAAATTGAAAATTTGAAGAAAAAACTAGAAGATGCAAAAAGAGCCTATGGAGAAAATTCTGATGAAGTTAGAAATTTACAAAGTCAATTGAGTTCCGCAGAACAAGCTCATTCAAGCATAAAACAACAAATATCGAATTTAACAGTTACTATTAACAATCAAGAGGCTGCGGTAAATAAAATTGAAAAAGAATACAGTAATTATAGTACACAATTACAAAATTTACAAAAAGCTGAAGAAAGAGCTAATAGTAGTACAAGTAAATTATCTGACACAATAGACGATCAACAAAAAGCGGTAGATGATACAAAAGAGGCATATAAGAATGCGGTACTACAATATGGTAAAAATTCATCAGAAGCCAAAAATTTAGCAAAAGAAATTAAAACATTATCAGGTGATTTAAATGATAATAAAACCAAAATGCAGGAACTTGATAGTGCTGCTGATAAATTAGATAAAAGTATCGATAGTGCTGGGAAATCAGCAGATGATGCTTCAAATGGTGGTTTTACAGTTCTTAAAGGAGCATTAGCAAATTTAGCAGCAGATGCGGTTGAAGGGTGCATAAATGGGATTTTGAAATTAGGTGGTGCTTTACTTAATGCTGGTAAACAGGCAATAGCTAGTTATTCTGATTATGAGCAATTAGTTGGTGGTGTTGAAACATTATTTAAGGACAGCTCAGGCATTGTAGAAAATTATGCTAATAATGCATATAAAACTGCTGGGCTTTCTGCAAATGAATATATGGACACTGTAACTTCATTTTCTGCATCATTATTACAAAGTTTAAATGGTGATACTGCAAAATCAGCAGAAGTAGCTGATAAAGCAATTACAGATATGTCTGACAATGCAAATAAAATGGGTACATCAATGGAATCTATACAAAATGCATATCAAGGTTTTGCAAAACAAAACTATACAATGCTTGATAATTTGAAGCTTGGATATGGTGGAACTAAAAGTGAAATGGAAAGACTTATTGGAGATGCTAACAAATTAGCAAAAGCACAAGGACAAGCTGGAAATTTGACAATTGAAAGTTATGCTGATGTTGTTGAAGCTATACATTTGGTTCAAGATAATATGGGCATAACAGGAACTACTGCAAAAGAAGCAAGTACAACAATTCAAGGATCTATTGGAGCAATGAAGTCTGCATGGAGTAATTTATTAACTGGCATGGCAGATGAAAATGCAAATTTTGATACTTTAATGGAAAATTTAATAGATAGTATAGGAACTGTTATTCAAAATATAGTTCCAAAAGTAAAAATTGTAATTGATAGTATTATATCATTACTCATCGAGTTATTCCCACAAATTGTTGATTTAATAACAGAACTATTACCTGATGTAATGGATGGAATGAATAAATTACTACAGGGAATAATTGAAGCTTTACCAACGGTTGTTGATGCAATAATTGGTATTATACCTCAAATAATAGATGTTTTGCAGATGGCAATTCCACAATTACTTCAAGCAGGAGTTCAAATTATTATAAGTCTTGTAAATGGATTAACAGATGCAATTCCAAACCTAGTTATTGCATTAGTACAAGTTGTAAATCAGATTATTGGAGTATTGGTTGACAGTTTGCCAGATCTTATCGATGCAGCCTTTAGTTTCTTTATGGGAATTATTGAAGCAATCCCTGAGATAATATCTGCATTAACAGAAAATCTTGATGAAATAATAAATACTATTTTATATGGATTAACAGATGCAATTCCAAGATTGATAGAAGGAGCAGTACAATTATTAAATTCAATAGTTGAAGCTATACCACTTATAATTCCTGCGTTAGTAGATGCAATTCCAACAATAATAAATACTATTATTACTGGCTTAGTTGAAAATTTACCAATTGTATTACAAGGAGCAGTGCAATTGTTAATGGCTATTATTCAAGCAATACCATTGATTATACAAGCACTTATTCCTCAAATACCAACTATTGTTACTACTATAATTAATGTTTTAATACAAAATATACCAGTATTACTACAAGGTGCAATTCAATTATTTATGGCATTAGTTCAAGCAATACCAACTATATGCTTGGAATTATTAAAGGCGTTGCCACAGATAATTAGTTCTATATTCCAAGGATTAGCACAATTACCTGAACAATTAGGATCATTTTTTCAAGGTGCTTGGCAAGGAATACAAAATGTATTTTCTAATGTAGGAGGATGGTTTGGAGATAGATTTAGAGAAGCTTGGAATAATATTACTGGTATTTTTAGCAATATTGGTAATTTTTTCGGAGGATTATGGAATACAATAAGTGATAAATTTTCAAACATTGGAACTAATATAGGAAATGCAATTAGTGGAGCTGTTAAATCAGGTATTAATGGATTATTAGGAATGATAGAAAACACAGTAAATGGATTTATTAATATGATTAACGGTGCGATAGGAATAATCAATGCAATTCCAGGTGTAAATATATCAAGAATCAATACATTAAATATACCAAAATTATATAGAGGTGGGGTATTAGAAAAAGGACAAGTTGGTTTACTTGAAGGAAATGGAGCAGAAGCGGTTGTTCCTCTTGAAAGAAATAAAGGCTGGATAAAAGCTGTTGCAAATGATATGAAAGAAGAAATGAAAAACAATGCTTCTAATATTAACAATATATCTAATTCAACATCTAATGTTAATAATTTTACTCAAGTAATAAATGCTCCAAAACAACCATCTAGACTAGAATTATATAGGCAGACAAGGAATTTATTAAATCTAGTAAATGCATAGGAGGGAAATCAAAAATGTTTACTTTAAAAGTTGAAAATATTAAAGGAGCAGTCCTTGAATTAACAGATAACGAAGAAGATTATCAAATAGCAAATATAGAAGGAATAACCCCTCCAAATGCTAATATAAATACTTCAACCTATGCAAATGGAGATGGTTCTGCCTTTAATAGTTCAAAAATTCCCAATAGGGAAATTGTTATTACAGTATATATAAATGGAGATGTTTCTCAAAATAGATTAAAACTTTATAAATATTTTAGAAATAAACAATGGTGTAAAATTTATTATGAAGATGATAACAGAAATGTTTTTATAGAAGGATATGTGCAAACTTTTGAAGTTCCAATATTCGTTCAAAAACAAGTTGCACAGATTTCTATTTTATGTCCTGATCCATATTTTAAAGATATTAATACCATAGTTCAAAGTATTTCAAAAACAATAAAAAAATTCTCTTTCCCATTTTCTATAAATAGTAATCAACCTATTGCAATTTCTTCTGTAGATCTTGAAAAGGTAACAAATGTTATAAACGATAGTGAAAGTGAAACAGGTTTAATTATTAATATTGGATTTATGGGAACTGTAAATAAGCTAGAAATTCGTAATATTGAAACAGGAGAAAATTTTATAATTGATTATGAGTTTATGAAAAATGATAAATTAATAATTAATTGTAATAGAGGAAAAAAATCGGTAATTTTAACTAGAGAAGCGGTTGAATATAATTTAATTCCACAAGTTAGAAGTGAATCAACATTTTTTCAATTAGGAATTGGAGATAATAGATTTAGTTTTTTAGCTGATGATGGAGAGAAGGATATGCTAGTGGATATTAGTTTTAAATATTATCGTGTATATTTAGGGGTATAGAATTATATGGATGAATTATATTTGTTAGATAAAGATTTAATTAAAAAATACATAATAGATATGTATTCAAGTATTTTATGGGTTCCTAGATATAATGAATTGGGAGATTGTGAACTTGTTATTTCTGCAACTATTGAAAATATCAAAAAAATAAAAGAATGCAAATATATTGCTAGGAAAAAAGACGATATGGTTTGCGAAATAACAAAAATTGAAATAAAAACTGATGAAGAAAATGGAGATCAATTAATTATAACAGGTACAGATATAAAAAATATACTAAATTCAAGAATAGTAGCCAAACAAACGAATTTTAATGGATTAGTTGAAGATTATATAAGAACTTTAATTACGGATTCTATAATAAATCCTACCAACAAAGAAAGAAAAATAGAAAACTTTGTATTAGCAGATAAAGTAGGATTTAAAGAAACAATAAGAGAACAAGTTACTTATGATTATGTAGGTACAAAAATTCAAGAATTATGTCAGAATTACGAGTGGGGATATAAAATTGTTATAAAAGATAGAAAATTTGTATTTTCTTTATATAAAGGGAAAGATAGAAGTGATTATGTTCAATTTTCACAAAACTATGATAACATATCTACAACGGATTATACCAAAGATGATAGCAATATAAAAAATATTGCTATTGTTGCAGGAGAAGGCGAAGGAATAGAAAGAAAAACTGTTACAATTGGTAGTGGGACAGGAATTAACAGACATGAATTATATGTGGATGCAAGAGATGTTTCAAGTTCAATTGATTATGATGAATTATTAAGTAGTTATCCTAATGGTAATGAAAAGAATATAAATGGCACAATATATTATCAAGTAAACGGAACTAATATAGCTATTTTAACAAAAAATGATGATGGAGAAATTACTGAAGTAGTATTATGTAATAATATTTATATTGAAAACCTAAAAAGTGTTGGATATGAAAAAATGTCTGAATATAAATCAATTACATCTTTTACAGGAGATGTTATTATAAGAGCTAATTATACATATAAAGATGATTATAATCTAGGTGATATTGTAAATATTGTAAATGAATACGGAATTTCAATTAATGTTAGGATATCTGAAATATTAGAGAGTATAGATGATAATGGATATAAAATGGAACCGACATTTCAAAATATAAAAAGTGAATAGGAGGCAAAAATGGAAAACGATGTAAAATTTGAAGTTACTGCTGGTTTTTTTGATGCGATAAATAATGATCGTGTTTATTCAGCAGATGATATGAATAGACCATATAGAAAATTAATAAGTAATGGTGTTTTTGCAACTCCAAAAGGTGAACCTTCCGATTATTTGCAAGTTTTTACTGCAAATAATGGGATGAATATTATAGTTTCAGCAGGTTATGCACTAATTGGGGATAAGTGGTTTGAAAATCCAAGCAATTTGACAATAACTACAGCACAAAATTCTGATGTATTAACTAGAATAGACAGTATTATAGCTCAAATGGATAAAACTCAATTAGGAAGAGCAGGAAATATAGTATATAGAAAAGGGACTGCATCAAGCAACCCAGTACATCCATCAATAAATACTGAAGAAAACATCATTGAATTTAGATTAGCTGATATTACGATTAGTCCATCTTGTATAAAAATTACACAAGACTTAATAAAAGACTGTAGAGGTAGTAGTGAATGTCCTTGGGTTACAAGTTTAATATATCAAGTTGATACATCAACATTATATGCACAATGGCAAGAGGCATATAAGAAATATTATGAAGATCAAGAAGCGGAACACGATACATATTTTACAGAATTTAAAAATATTATGGCAAATTTCTTTAATACTGAAGAACAGGAGTTTACTAATTGGTTTGAAAAGATGAAAAATCAGTTGTCAGAAGATGCAGCAGGAAAAATACAATTAGAAATAGATAATTTAACTACTATTTTAAATGAAACAAGAGAGAATTTAGAAGATGCAATTTCGCCAATTATAACAGAAGATGGATATTATATTGCAACAGAGGATAATACAAGATTAGTAGTTGGAATGTAAAAAAATAAGGAGGATTTTACAATTATGGGAATTAAAAAAATTTCAGAACTTGAAGAATTAAAGAATCTTCAAACAACAGATATATTACCTGTTGTTGATGTGGAAAATGGAACAACTAAAAAAGTTAAAATTTCCACATTACTTACTGCACTTGTAGAAAAAAATGCAGGTGCACATAATAGTATTTATAGAGGAAAAGATATTACTGATTTATTTTATGATGGGACATTAAGTAAACAAATTGCAGCAGGAACATTTGATGATATATTCGTTGGAGATTATATCATAGGAAAAACAAGTGGTAGAAAATATTTAGTAGCCGATATTAATTATAGATTACACATGGGAGATACAGAATGTACAAAACCTCATGTTTTGATGATACCGGAAAGAATAATGGGAACAGCACAAATGAATGCTAGTAATATAACTGATGGAGCTTATATTGGTAGTGCGATGTATAAAACAAATTTAGCACAATTTAAAACAGTAATAAAAAATGATTTTGAAACAAGTCACATATTAAAGCATAGAAATCATTTACAAAATGCAGTTTCAAATGGATGTGAGACCGGAGGAACATGGTACGATTCTGATATAGAATTGATGAATGAGATAATGGTTTATGGTTGTCAAATATTCAAAAATGCTACAAATGGATCTACATTTCCTAACAATTATCAAATAGACAATTCTCAATTATCATTATTCAGGTTAAGACATGATTCGATTGTTGCTAGAAATGATGCTGGAGATAGATATTGGTACTGGTTAAGAGATGTCGTTTCTTCTGCGAATTTCGCGGGTGTCAGCTACGATGGTGGTTCGGGTTACGCCGACGCTTCGCTTGTCGGCGGTGTTCGTCCTGCTTTCCTAATCGTGTAATCAGACATCGACAGGGCTTTATGCCCTGTCATATAGTATAGTTAGCTTTCAAGATAGTTAAAATAAGAAAATAAAAATGATATAATTTCTGTTGAAAAAATAGAAAAGGAGAAATAGTATTATTTTACAATGTCAGAGATAAAGAAAAGTGAAAGAAAAGAATCAAAATTGCAAACAATTCATAATGCATATATGATAAGAATGGCAGTAACAAATTTAGCAGAAAATAATTTTTATATAACATTTTCAAAAATAGAAGAGAAAATAAACAATAGAATAAAAGGACTTGATGAAAAGGAACAAATAAGAATAAAAGAAA